TTTAAAGTCAGTAAGATTTTCTGAGGAGTTAGGATTATTACTGTGATAGCTATGACTGCACATTCTATCAGCTTGTTCCTGTGTGTTTGCAAATAAAATGCACTTGCTTTGTATGCTATTAAACAATGCTTTAGCATATTTCTCTTTACTAGCATATTCCATCATAGCTTTCATTCTCATTACTCTAAGTATGTGAGATTGTCCTGCTCCAGTATCTATTCTTGTACCCCAGTAATTGTAGTTCTGCAGTTCAGATGTAGTAAAGCTACCATTCTTTGTAGATACCTTGTAATTTTTAGCAGTATCAAGATTAATTTCATGCACAATTATTTGATAGTCATTGATAATACCATTCTCTATTGCGGCATCTGCCTTAAAAGTATAGACAACTGGACAATACTCAGATACTAATCTACCTTTCTCAGATGTTTTATGCTTAGGTGGAGTACCGGTTAAACCCAGTACTCTACCTGCATAATTATTAAGAAAAGATCTGTGACTATCTAATAAACTGTGAACTTCATCAAAATAAACTGCATCATAGTCATTAGGGTTATGTTTATTTAAGCTGAGATAAGTAGAGAAAGTAGCACCCTCAAGTACATTACTTAATCCAAATTTCTCAGCTTCATATCTCCATGAGCTAATGATAGACAGTTTAGGAGCAACAATCAGAATACTTTGCATTGGATTATAATGTCTTTCCATATGCCTTAAACCTACAAGAGTTTTGCCTACACCTGTGGCTAGAACTAATGTGCATCTTTGTTTACCCTCACTAGCCTTTAAAGCTTCATCTTGTATTTCCTGTCTTTCCATTATTTTGGTAAATTAAATATTTTACGTCTGATATAAGTAGCAGTTTCTTCTCCATTCATCATAACCTTTACAGTCTTAAGATGTTTCTCAAGATTAGTAATTACCTTCTCATGGTTATAATTACCATAAGCCTGTAAGAATGCTGTAAGAAACTGAAACTTTACTGACCGCTCAGACATACCAATCTTTAAGAAGATATCATTAAATGCTTTACACATATCTTCTGCATTTGGATTAGTAATTCTAAAATCACCTGTTTTAATGCTCTGTGAACTATTCTTAAAACCAGCATTATTAATACCAATTGCAGCTAACATAGTAATTTCTATGTCATACATGTTTTTCCACTTGAATAACTTCATGTAATCTGGTTGAATCATTTTCCATGCATTAATATAATTCATTAAATCCCAAGACTTAGATGAATTATTTAGATAAGCCATTTTTTCAACTAAATCTTGTTCTGATTCTACATTAATCTCAATATAAGGAATTGATTTTCCTTCTCTTTCTAATGCAGTAGCAAGATGCTGACCGTCAATAATATATCTTTTCTTTTCACCCTCTATTATATCAGTAGTTGTTGTAATAACACATCTTAGCACACCCATTTTACGGATACTAGCAATCATCTTTTGTACATGTTTGCTATCAATACCCCTGTTCATTGGCAATACTGCAAATTTTGAATAATCTGCTGCTAAGTTTACTTTAAGTTCTTTTCCAATCATATTCATAATCATAAATTTTAATTTGTTTTTAAATCATTTTAAATAACCAAGTGCTCTGGCTTCTTTTGGATTATTTTTTAATCCATTTAAAACCATAAGCCTGTTTCTGTTTACCAGAAAAACAATTTCTTATGGCAGTACTACTATTAATATTAAGTTTTCTTTTTATTTCTTCCAGAGTATCAAATGTTTGCACAAATTGATCTTCTAAAGTATACTGGTATATAAGGAGTTTGTGTTGTACAAAAACAGAATCAGTAAAGCTCCATAAATAATCTCCAGCACTCTTTCTTTTACCAGCTGCACAGTTACTAATAGATGCCCTATCAATATTAGTTTTATTAGAAGCTTCTTGAATAGAGCTATGCTTATTTAAAAAACCACCTTTTTTATTAAATTGATAAATAGGAACTTTAATAGTATCATAAGCAAGATCTGATAATTTTTTACCTTTCATTCTCCTACTGAGAGCCTGCTTTCTTTCAGGAGTATATTCAACAGTAGGACATCTGGCAGTTTTACTTGAGTTATATGCAGGATTTAGTAAGTCTAGATAATATTGTTCTCTTTCAAGAATAACTTTTCTATCATCCGTTTCTGCAATTTCAAGTATTTCAAATCTAATACCTTCAATACCATACTTGTTTACAACATTTTGTAAGTATTTAGAGTCATGTCTTTTATGTTCCAAAGCTCTGAGATGTTCAAGAAACCTTCTATAAAAACCTTTTTGACATTTTTTGCCATTAAAAGTACCAGAAGCACTACCTATATAAAAGATGTTTGTTTTAGATAAATGTGTTATTTTATAGACACCTAGTTTTGTAAGATTGTCTAACAAAGACACATCAAATACATGATTTAGTAATTTACTCATGTCACAAAGATATGACATTTTCTACATATAACCAAATTACTTGAGCCACCCCATTTCTCTAGAAAGTTTTGGGTTCAAATGCAAAAAATCATGACAGTTCCTACAGACAGCTAACCATGTAGATTGTACAAGGTAATAAGTATCTCTATCTGACCCAGAAAATTTATGATGTACATCAGTTGCATTATGAGTACAACCTCCTACTTTCACCATACATAATGGATTCTCTGTAAGATATCTTTGTCTAAGTTTAAGATACTCTGCATCTTTTTTCTTCCTTTTAGAAGAAACCTGGGGAATTTTATAGTCAGTTGGTTTCTGTACACTGTCACTATCAATGGCTTTTTGGCAACTCCAACAATATTTACAGTATTTAAATCCCCCATGGTTCTTCCATATTACTGTCTCTTTTTGACAGCCATCACATACTTTTAACTTCATTCTTTAATCTTGGTAAGCTTGGCGTTGGTTCTTTTAAACTTAAAAAGTTTTTTGGGAGTATTCCCTCAGCCATAAATATACTAATAATATCTTGCTTTGTGATATTTAAATCTTTAAAAGTTAAAGTATTAGTAAATTTTTCATCTGTTTCTGTATACCTAAGCATGTCATCTGTCCAAGGACTCTTTGGAAATAGAGCTTTGAATATGTGATTGGTATACTGAATGGTAACTTTTTGTTTAAATACATTAAGAACTTTCTGTGCACGTTTGTACACATTAAGAATTCTTTGTTTTTTCTTGCTACACATAGTTGCAAGTTCTTGTTCAGTAAGTGCATTTAGACCATACAATGCTCTCTTGTACAATAATTCTGGTATTGAGAATACCCGTCTGTTTCATACTGCATGTAAGTCTTACCTGCATTTAACTGATAATTTCTGATGTCTTGTTTTAGCTTTTCCATTTTATACATTTTTTACATTAATAAATCATAACAATAAAAAATGGGGGTCAATGACCCCCACTTTATACCTCATCTAGTTCTTAGATATTGAACTCTTGTCCAGCAGCAGATTTAAGTGCTGCACTATTATTACTCTGTGCATAAGCAGAACGCAATTGTTCTACATTATCATGCTTAACAAGTGTATCTTGTGCATTAGATGCAGTAGAATAAGTTGCTCTACGGTAGATTGGTTGCCCACCTACAGTACAAACAATACCTGTTTCTCCAGCAATCTTAAGATCACGCTCAGGATTTTTCTTGTTAAATGCAGTCAATGACTCTTCAATAACAATAGAACCTGGTAGCTCTTGTCCGGCATAAAAGCCCATAGCTGTTAAATCAGCAGTAGCACCTTGCAATAAAGTGGATACTGTCTTTCTTTCAATAAAGTTATTGTTTCCAATTACCATACGTGTTTGCTCTAATCTTACACTTGCAAACTCTGGGTTAGACTCAGAAACTCTAACTACTGCACCTGTAGTAGCATCAGCTACAACTTTAACTGTTGAATTCATAACATTAAATTTTAATAAATAAATAAATAAATAGATTGTTTGAGTAGAATTGTACTATATCATTAGTTACTCAAGCTAAGTGATAAGTGTTTAATATCGCATATCGCGATATGCAATATTAGCTATCCAGTGGGCCCTCTAAGTCAATAATATCATCAAAAGGAGAATCCTCTGATGGTATATTATCTAGGTCATAGTCTTCTAGTGGTAAGAAGTCAAAGTCATAATATTTTTCTCTGGTGTTTCTATCAACAGCAGAACCAAGAAAAGGGTCTATGATGTGTTCACCATAGTCCAAGGACATTAAGAATTGTATATCTAGATCTGTAAGTTCTAAATACTCCTCAACTGTGAGGTAAACTACCTTTCCATTTGGTAACTGGTATTGCATCTGTTATAGCTGTAGTAAAAATACGTGATAATATCAAGTAAAACTGCTTACAGAAAATAAATTAACGCAATATATAGCTAACAATAAAAGGGGGCACTGCTACCCCCTGTTATTTGGATTGGAAAAGCATATTCACAGAATATACTATCTTACAGGTCTTTAATAACTTCAATGTTTTCAGATCTAACATGCATATATTCCTCAGTGATGTTACCATTACTGTCTTTAAGTTTAAATACAATCTTATACAGATCTCTGTGATAACCTTTAAACCCATCAACAATACCAATTAGCTGTTCATTATCACAGTTGTCTTTAAAGAGTACTATCTTGCTTTGGGATACATAACCAAGGTCATCATATTTAACACGGCAGAGAGAACCATTTGGTATTACCTTTGGAAGTGTATGACCAATAAATAATTTGGCTAATAGTTCTACAGCATAAGGTTCATCACAGATGATTGGAGTCATTAATCTTACCATCTCATCTCTGTTATCTCCACAAATTATTTTTTTTAGAATTCTAGCAACATCTGTTTCATCAAACTCTATATGTGTTTTACTCATTGTTCTTTCTGTATTCTATAACTTGTTTAAGCAAGTCATGATTAAAATTTGTAAATGCTTTTCTGTCAGATAATCTATTACTAAAATCCGGATGCTCATTTGGATGCACATTTACAGTAGATCTAATACCTCTCTTGACTATAATGCCATCTCTATCTTTAACAGAGCAACTAAAGTCAAATCCAATAACAGATGTTATAAGTTTATTGTCTTTCATGTAATTAATTTTAGTTAATAAAAGTAGTCCCAACAGGAGTCGAACCTGTAACCTACACATTAGAAGTGTGTTGCTCTATCCAGTTGAGCTATGGGACTATACCTTTCTAGTATTCTGATCCTAGTTCTTCCCAGGTTGTATCATCATCTCCAAGAACCCAGACATTGTCAACATGACCTGTCTCAGAATTAAGGAGATATTTAATACTACCAAACTCTACCATAATGGTATTGTCGGAAGCTCTGTAAATGTTCTGTAAAGTTTCTAGTTCAATTAACTCAATGTTCTTTACAAACTTTTTTTCTTCTTTTGTTAAACCTTTGTACTTGTCATCAGTCACTACTGAGAATAATAATGTACTTGCTAAGATAATAGTTTTAATCATAGTAATTTAATTAAGGTGAATAATATTGTAGATAGAATGAGAAAGGCTGTAACCATACTAATAGTAATTACAGCCATCTCACGTTTGATTATCTTATCAAGGTGATATACTTCACAGATAAGATTACTAAGGTGTAGAGATATAATCTCTGGGTCTTGATCAGAGTCCTTTACAGCACTCATAAGTTTATAGGTGTCTTCTCTTTCTTGTATAAGCTTCTTATATCTTCGGAATATCACTTGGTAGAATTATCCGGGGAAACTTGTTCTACTTTACCATAAGCATCACAGTGTACATAAGATGACTTACAGCTTGTAAGAAAAGCAACGGCACCAATAAAGGCAAACCATAATACAACAATGCTAATTGTTTTCATAGTAAATAAAATTTAAACGGGTTAATAAAATATATAGAGGTAATTAGTTTAATAAGAAACCACAGTCCGCTAGATGTGTTAGTAGAGAATACTCATACTGTGGTTCATAGTTGTTACAAGTTATCTACATTAATAAGACTGTCTAAGTCTGAGTACTTACCACGGTAGATTTGTCCTTGTCTGGATTCTAAGAAGATACTGTCACCGGTAACTTCTAAATAATATTCCCGGTCTATACCTTTAACCGGAAGCTCTGTCTGTGAATCTCTCATAGAGCAAGAGAGAATATATACTAAGGAAGAGAATAGTATTCCCAATAGGAAGTAAGTAGCTTTAAGCATAGGTAATAAGATTAAAAGGTTAAGTAACAAGTTAGCTATATAAAATCTTGTTATAATACTAAAGTATTATATATAGAATATAGAGAGTTATTAGTGGTAGAGAATAGTGTAATAGGTTTACTATAAACAAAATACTATCACTTATTTAAACAAACATACACGCGCGTGAGAGATATTTTCACAGTAACTTGGGTTAGTAACAGCCAAATAAAAAAAATTATACATATAACAGGTTCTTG